AGATTTATTAAACTAAGAAACAAAAAAATAGTCAATATAAAGAAAAAAAGCCATCCTAAGATGACTTATATTTCTAAATGGCGGTCCCGATGGGACTCGAACCCACGATCTCCTCCGTGACAGGGAGGCATGTTAACCACTACACCACTGGACCAATATTTAATTTTAGATGGAGCAGATGAGGGGATTATATAAATACATCATATCTATTGATATTTGATGTTATTTACATCATTATCTGCGTGTTTTGATAGCACTTTGTTGTTTTGTACCCCAAAATGTACCTCACTGCTTCACGCAAGAAAGATAATACAGTATAAACTATATTATGTCAATCTTTTTTTATAAATTTTATTTTTTATAAATTTCATCCTTAAACAAATCTTCCGTATGGATTGGTATTGTATCCTTTCGAATTTAACACACCAGCTTTCATCCAACGACGTTCACCTGTTGAAACAGAAATCCATGAGATCCATACGAATCCTTCACGTTTGACATATCCGTCATATTGAACGGACATTCCTTGTTTATAGAATAAACCTGTATCAATACCTTTTTCAGTTGGTGCTTTTCTGATCTTTAATGTTGTGTTTGGATAGAAAGTCGCATTTTCTTTAGCGAAATCAGAAGGAATACTGTTTAATACAGTCGGTGTTGATTGAGCACTACCTCCAGGAATATGAGGATCTGAATCAATACCTGTATCATTTGTCCATCCAGTACCATTATTCAACAAATAAGGATGTTCGGCTCCAGCAATAACTCTTGTGATTGTTCCGCTCCAGTCACCTGTATATTTTTTACCACCTTGTGATTGTGTCCAAAGTGTATTAGTGCACACTTTTGTTCCAACTGCATATTTGCAAGTTGGTTTTGGTGTAGCTGTTGGAGTCGATACATTCACACTAGATCCATCCAATCTAGCATTAACTTCTTTAGCCAACTGTGGCATTCTTGCTTCAAGCCATGCACCAGGACAAGCAGTAGCTGCATACATCTTATGCATTGTAAGTGATCCTGCACTTGTGCCTGTATAATTCAATCTGAATCCGTAGCGTTTGCAGATGTCTACACAAAGATTTACTAACGAATTCCATGTAGCCGGAGTCATTTCTCCAGTCGCATTGTCAATATTTCCACACTCGATCGTAATAGCTTGAGAGTCGTTCCACCATGATGAACTTGTCCATGCAGCATTCTCTTCATCTACTGAGCAGGCAATGTCTCCATTGATACCAATACAGTAGTTTGAAGATGCTTCACGTTGATTTCTAGCAAAGTAGTCAGCGCACTGTCTTCCACTCAATGCACCAGCCATATAATGTGGTGTGATTTTACAAATTCTATTTCCAAATCGACCATTCCAGTGCTGTGTAGTGCGGTTGCAGTATGTCGCTAAGCTTGAATAGGACATACGAGATCAACTCCTTCTTCTTTACCGTTGCTTAATTCTTCTTTTGCTTCTTCTGGCAAATCTTCATAATCTACTACTTTTTCTTTATCACTCATTATTATTCCTCCTCTGGTACACTAATTTCAGGCAATCCACCAATACTAGTTAATAACGATACAACGCCCGACAAAACCGCAGACGAAATTACAACTCGCCAATCAACAGCTTCCAACAATGCAGATGCTCCAATGACTCCTACTGCTGTCTGAGCAATTGTTTTTAATGCTCTAATACTTGCATAATAGCCGTATTGGACCCACCATTCTTTACTATATTTTTTCATTTACAAATACCTCCTATCCTAATAATAGTATTTAAATCGTTTGTACACTGTACAAAATAAAAGACCGTATTTAACGGCCTTATTGATACATATTAAACATGTCTCGTATATGTGTCTTAATCATTGTTTTTTCTTCATCTGAATCAACGCATCCATGAATCATAGTTACGATTTGTTGCATACATTTCATAGTCTTATCTAATTCACGATGAGACTTTTCTAAATCCATATCACCTTTTGTACGCTCGTATTCTTCTTTGAACGCTTTATATTTTTTCAAATGTTCTGCAAGCTTATAAACAATATCTTCTGTTTCTGGATCATGAATATTATATCCATCATTATCTTCTTTTAATCGGGCCACAGTTGAAACCCCATCTTTTCCTATCTCAATTTGATATTTATTTCTCATTGCTTCTATCGTTTCAATATCTTTGATATTATCCAAAGCTTGAGATAATGCATGGAAATAAGATTCTGCATATCCATATTTCTCTAACATGTTTACTGACTCATGCATTATCTTTTCATTAACTTCCATTGCTTTGTGCATATTTTTCACCTACGCAATCTTTTTAATGATGATATTTGCATTTTGAACAGATAAATCCAAACCACTGTTATTTCCTAAAGTAATTGTGTAAGAAGCTCCACAAGGCACTTGAATCAATGTCGCTCCACTCACATTTCCATATGCGCTTGCAGTTGCAACAGTATAAATAGATTGTGTTCCTCCAATTACTTCTCCATTTAGTTCAAGCACTAGAGAAGCTTGTCCTGCCGCTGCACTCGTAATATCCGCAGTATAAGTTACTTCATAGATTCCTTGTTTTGTTAGTGTAAACAATCCACTTCCTAGATCGTGTGCCAACCATCCTTTACATGGACACTGGCATGATTTTGATCTTACACGATCTGTAGGAAACAAAACATTATTTGAATTATCGACTGTCTGAACAGCCGTAGCAATACTATTAATCATTTCTTTTATCCTCCTATTAAAATAGGGATAGCCTTTCGACTATCCCATTAAATCCAAAGGCAATTGCCTAATCACATATGTGCTAGATTATAAGTTGTTGTAGCCATTACATCCACATCCGTTGTTATAAGCGTAATATGGTGAACATGTAATGTAAGCTGGTTTTGGTGTTGGTTGCAAAGTATTAATGATGTTTGCTGACTGTGCCTGTTGACTTAATTGGAAATTAGCTGTCAATAATTCACGGTCACGATCAGCTAAACGATCACGTAATTCTTGCATAGTGTTTGCATTAATCAACGCACGTGTAGCTTCACCTTCTGAATGAATTGCTGTTGTAATGTCACAAGTGTTTTTGAAACTTTGAGCATTTACATTGTCAATTGCTCGTTGAGTGTTGCAGCAACATTCTTGTTGTTGAGCTTGCAAGTTTTGAAGTCCTAACTGATTAGTATAGCGACTTTCTAATACATCACGTTGCGTTTGACAACCTGTTTGAGATACATTTGTGTTTGTGTTAAAAATGTCTCGTTTAATGAATTCTTCATTTAATAAAGAATCATTTGTTAGGTTTCCGTTGCTATATCCTCCATATCCAAACAATACGAAGATTAGCAAGATCCAAATCCACCAACCTCCTCCGTCTCCAAAGCCGTCATTTCTTTCAGCTAAGTTGTAAGTTGGTTGAATTCCCATTCCGTTTTCCATCATATATGTTCTCCTTTCTTTCTATAATAACGGTTTAGCCGTTGTTACCTGATTCCAAACTGTTTTGCCATTTGTTGAAGTTGTTGCTTTTGTTGTGGATTTAAATTACCCATCATCTGATTTAAAATCATTTGTGGGTTTTGACCACTGTTCATAAGCATTTGAAATTGTTGAAATGCTTGTGGATTTTTCTGTGATAGCATATTCATTAACATTTGTTGGGGATTTCCCATATTCATCATATTCATTGGATTCATATTACCCATAATACTTTTTAAAGGATTCATTTTGTTTGTGCTCCTTTCTTTGGTTGCTCATTAGCTTGTTTTGGTGGTTTGCTTAATGCACATATCAAATCATCTAATTTCTTTTCGATTCCATTTACACGATTTTCTATACTGTTAGAAGTATCTTCCGTGATTTCTTCAAATTTAAATTTTTTAAATGTTCCATCTAAAGATTTCATATAAAAAATAGATTTATTGTTATCAAATAAAATCGTTGGTAAATTTGCATTCGCAAAGTTTCTAGCTTCATTCTCATCATTCACCCATTTTCCATTAAAATCAAAATTACCTTGTTGTTGTGGTGTAATCTGATTATTAATATTGATAGGTGGAATATTTGCATACTGTTGTACTTGCTGAATTTGTTGATCTATCATTTGTCTTTGTTGCATCAAACTGTCAATTCGCGCTTGTGCTGGATTATAATTGTTATACATTTCAACCACCTCTTTACGCTTTAATTATATGGTTACGTAATAAATAATTTAATACTCGAATAATACTCATAAAATACCCAAAATAAAATGAGCAACCATTATAGATTGCTCACATATTTATCGAACATTTTTCTTGCTTTGCATACTCTGTTCCTTATGGTTTGTACTTCCACACATAATGCATCTGCAATTTCGGTACATGACATGTCATACACGTACCTCATAATCAAAACCTGTTCATATTTCTTTCTTAATCCAACAGATTTGATAAGTATTAATGCATCATTAGGACGTATTTCTTTTAATCTGTTAGCTTTGTTAATATAAACCACCGCCTTAATTAAATTCGTTGGCTTAAAGCTTCGCAAGAACAATTATTCACATGATCATCTTTCCAATAATCACGACAAACAATAGTAGAATAAAGAACAATAATTACTAGGATTAAAACCGTAATAATCGTCCTACTCGTTTTATAGTTTCTATCAATTAATTTTGAGCAAAGACCATAAACGTTATCTACTTTTTCTTCTACATTTTGAAGTTTCTTGTTTGCATCTTTAATATCCATTTTTATTATGATCCTCCAACGCTTTTACACGATTAAACAAAGTAATTATTTGTTGTTTTAGTTCTGAAAGCTCCACTTCCATTGAATTGCTTCCTTTTTTTATTTCTGAAATTGAATCCTTTATATCACTTAAATCCGATTTAATATGTTCCAATTCATTCTTCAAAAATGCCATATTGGATATTTGCTCTCCATCCATCTTGCGTGTTCCACGATTATATGTAATAAATGCAATTACAAGCATGCATGCAGAAATAATAACACTAATATATTCTCCATCCATATTAATTTTCCTTTCAACTTTTCATCCTATTTAAATGCAACAATTTGCCAATTTTTTGTTTATTTAAAGCTTCCTTTGGTTAATTATACGATTGGCCTAAGCACATTAGTAAGCGTCTCTCTTGTCCCAATTTCGACTCTTGTAAGTGAGTAGTCAGATAATCCACGACAATTATAATTGTCAGTAACAATATTGATACCTAGCTTAAACGCAGAGTTTTCCATCGCCGCGCGATATCTAATCTCATAAGATCCTTGGGGATAAACAAGCACATCGCTATAGATGCCAAGTGTCTCTGCTGATCTAACATCATTAGCGAGTATTGCATCTACTTCTGATACCTTGCGATTTAGCAACTCCGCATGATTATATCAACCATATCACCAACATTATAAGTGATACCACCAATATTTTCATTGTCATTTCTACTCTTAAGTGAAGAGATAACCGCAAGTCCGGCACAGAGATTTGTAGATTTAAAAGGCAGTCTTTTATCATAATCAATATAATTACTTAAACGCCAATCATCAAACATCATGTTATAACATCTTTTTGGTAGCATCTTATTGCCAAGCTTCCATTCCACAATATCATGAAATGATACTGGAACGTATTTGTGCTCATCAAGATATTCAATAACTGTACGTAGTCTATCTGTGGATACTTCCATCGAATCTTCTACTGGCACGGAATTATCACTTCTTACTGATATGCCATGTCCTTCGAAAATCAATAATCTAGGATTATGATTACTGATAAGCTGGATGTGCTTTTTGTATGGTGGTGCTTCAGACTCGACAATTTCACAATCTGCAAATGTATCTACATCTATAACTATATTTCTGATTTCCGCTACATCTTTTCCAATCATCATTGTGTAATCTGTAATATCATCATTTGATATGTCAGACATACAAGTAAGACCATCAATAGCAAAGTATGATTTATTGCTTGTATGGTCAATCATAAGCTCAATACTATGCCATGATTTATCAGTCTTGTATGGTATTGATATATAAGGATTATCTATATACGTACTATTATCAAGCTTTTTAAAATCGTAAAACATAGGTATATTGACTGATGCATCAACAAGAAGGTCACCATATTTGTGATTTACCGACTCAATAAGTATTACGTCAAGATAGCTGATTTTTTTCAATTCATTAATCAAGCTATTTATTGTTGTTCCAGCATCGCATTCTACTCTATCAATAATAGTACCACCAGATGTAAACACAACACCGTCTGCTCCAATAGTCATTGTCATATCCTGCTTAGATGTATCTGTACATCTAATACTAAAAGCATTATTACCACGAATGTGATTAGTCCACTTATTTCCAAGATAAACAACCTGGTTAGAATTATACTCAATATTCTTATTGAGAGTGGATGCTGTTACAGGTGCGGTAATATATGATTCAACTAACGTCATTTTTTTATGTAGCGTAACAAACTTGACAATTCCACCATAAGCATTAAATAACTCAACCTCTGTACTGGACGAATCTGTAGGCAATGCAATATCTCCAAACTTAAACTCATAATATACATGCAATTTATCGTGTTTCGGTAAAACAATATTGTTTTTTACATTTTTTATTGCAGAAAAATCTTTATTTATTACTGTAGATTTTGGTAATACTTTAATGGCAAAGTCATTTTTAACACAAAAAGCGATATAACTATACTTTTCTATGTTATATTCTTTATCAAACACAGAGTTATTAAACGAATACCCGGAATCAATTGATTCTACAAAGTTATTGTTAACATCATAACCACAGATGCATCTATTACCCGAAAGATACAGATTGTGTATATATATCTTTTTAATATTTCTGACATCTAATACTCCTACTACTGTATCGGATGAATCGTATAAAATACCGTTATCTTTATGCACAAACATACCAGTCTTTACCGTGCAATTCGACTCAATCCAATCAGTATATTTAAGCATACTATCATTAATACTATCAATATACTCTACAGCCTTAAGGTAAGGTGAATTAACCGTTGTTTGACTAACATTGTAAGTAACTCTTGCGTATTTAGCATTGAATGGTTTATCAACTGTATGTACATAAGGACCTTCTGTTTTATATAAATTGTAGCCTGTAATAAATATCTTATTATCATCATAAAAACATATAGAGCTATTATCTTCACCCATGATTGACCGCAACTCAAGCTTAGTATATGCTGACACGTTAATGTAATCAGTACATTTATATAAACTAGATGTCATCTCATTACCTGTTAATTTATCAATATAGTGTCCAGTTTTTAGCTCTCCAATAGGAATATCATGTTTTATTAAACCTTCCTTTAGTGAATTAACTTGTGATTGCAAATTATCATTTTGCTTATTTATCATATTTGATAACTCGTTATAGATTTGTGCAATTCTATCTTCTTCCTCACTACTAGGTGTATAAGATTTAATATAAATTCCATCAGGTGTAATTACAGATGCAATTTGTGTAGACCATCTTTGATCAATTACACTTGAACTATTTTTAGTCACAACTGCGCTCATCGCAAAATGTAATACTCCTGAATTTTTCAAAGCATCAAATGGTACTTTCCATGCAAATTCACAAGTATCATTATTAATTGTTTTGTTAATCGCAATTGACTGGCCCTTAACTCCCCTAGAATCAATCCAATTTATATAAACAATTGAATCTTGCATTTTTTGAATATCAGACAACTTGTTTCTGATTCTAAATTTAATCAGTTTAGAATTTCCATCATATTGCACTCCGAACAATCTAGATACATTATTAATATTAATAGTATGTGTATCTGTATCAATCGTAAGATATTCATCATCATAATCATAAGCAACCGCATCAAAACTTAGTCTTGCTTTCAATCCATCCATTTCTAGTCTCCTTTCACTTGAAGAATTCCTTTTAATGGTGTTTCTTTAATCCCATTAACATCAATACGAACCATCCAATTATAAACACCAACAGAAAGTTCATCCGTTTGGCAAATCACCTTCAGAGATTCATCAATTGGAATTTTAATCAATTCTTTGCCATCTTTATAAATAATAAACTCTAAAGAATCATCCTTACCAGGAACAAATAACTGTCCATTCTTATACTTAATTAAAATATCTGTATAGATTGTATCTCCTTGATTTATGAAAATATGATCTCTTTTAATTTCCATTCTTTATTCCTCCTTATAAGGTATTGCTTGATGCCATTCCAAACCATCATATGCACTTAATCTAACAAGGTTATAAGTATCTCTATTTCCTACACCAGAAGAATATGCACTTATTTCGCTATCTAACTTTGTCTTATTGATTCTTCCAAGGGCCATAGAATACCCGCGTGCCCATTTTTCATCAACAAATACCCACGCTTCCATATAAGTGAATGTTGTGTTAAATTTAAATTCAAACGGTTTGCTGGTTCGCCCAAGTGTATCTTCTATCGTTACTTCAAAGTCAAATTCTAAGTTTTTAGGCAGATTATTGTATGTGGTACTCGTTCCTTCAGATACTTTGTAATTTCCACCCGTTCCCCACGTACAAGATTTTACATGAGTATCATCTGACGTATGCACAGTAAGCGTTACATTGTCATAATTTGAATCAACTTCCGTTATCACAAAATCAACACTTTCGACACTTATTTCAGGATAATTCTCTAGTGTAGTAGCAGTTAACGTTTTTTGATCAACATACGATCCACTTAAATCAACTTTCCATACTTCAACGCGATATTCATATTTTGTCTTTTGCGTTAATCCATCAACAGTTATAGATCCATTTAAATTATTTGATATAAATTCTTTTTTATCTTGTTCGAACACCCTCAAACAATACAAATTGTATGGATTGCTTTTTAATTTTCCGTTGATAGTCAAAGACTCTACATCAATATCAGATATGGATGTTTCAAACTCAGGCACTGAAATCATAGGCGTTTTCACATTAGCCGTTCCATTTAAATTTGGCCAACCACTAATGCTGCAATTAAAAGAAAAGTTCCTTTGCCTGTTACATCCCATGGATTCATTTATTTCACCAGGAATATTTATCCATCCTGTATCTTGTGTATAATATCCATAATTCATATATCCTGACCATGTTAATCCACCGAACTTAACAGTATTCGATGCCTGGATAGCGAATTGGCCTGTAATCTTAAAGCGAACATTTGCTTTGTATCTTAAATTAGGATAAGAACCTTCGTATCGCTCGTTGTACACATCAAATGATACGCGCAAGTATTGGTTATAGTCTAAATTTGCTACAATCCCCATGTTCTACTCCTTGTATTTGATATAAATATCACCTTGCTTGTCCGTTGATAAAACAGTTGGGTCACTTGTTCCGTAACGCACATTTACAGTCAATTTTAACTGTTCTTGGAATTTGCTAATATAATCTTCTAAAACTCTGATGTATTCTCTTTGTTTTGCCATCAATTCAATAGCATTTCTAAATTCTTCTTTAGATTCCAATTCAAATGCTGTTGCCATATTTTCAATTACATTAATTTTAATAGGAACAGACGTTACAAATTCACCACTCATCAGAACATTGATTTGGCATTGTACTATGCCAACCTCAGCAATAATCTGTTGGAATATTTCTGGATCTGAAAATTTAATTTCGTAAGCATTCGAATTTTGAAATCTAGATACAGATGTAGCATCCATACTAACCATTAATCCACTAGGCTTAGTAGCCCATAACGTAGCGGTTAAGCTATCATCAGTATACGCTACTTGATCAGTGATAATATCGTCACTGACGAATACATCCAATCCTCTTCCTGTATCACCTTGTACCATTTCAACTATAGGTACAGATGTTTGCTTAGTTAAGCTTACAGTTACATTTGAATATACAATTGCCATGTTATACCTCCGTTTCCAATATAAGAGTAAGTTCATCTGGCATTTCTTTGATTAAATCATATGTCATTTTATTTAAATAAAATCTTTCTCTTTCTCCTGAATTATTTGTGTCTACATAAATAACATCATTCAATTTTAATTGATTTGCATTAGGAATGTTTGATCCAAACAATTCTTCAAATTTTATAGTTGTTTCCGTATCCGAATTTTGCAGTTCATTTTTTAAATCTTTGCCAGCTATATATCTTAAATACGCTTGCAAATTAGATTCATTTTTAAATACGCCAAACGTTAATTTCGAAGCCGACGAATCATCAGCCATTAATTTAACATCCGAATACTCTTTCACTTCAAGGCGGTGTATTTCATTCTCATCCCATTTACTAGATTTAACTATCTCGTTATTTGGCAAAATTCTTCCATTGTATGCCTTTGGAATTATTCCAGTAACAACATTTTCCATAGATACTTTTTTTGTGTAGTCAACAATTTCTTTATAACCAACATAGAACTCTTTCGGCTTTAACGTTGCTTTATAACCATTAGGTTTACCAAAATAACAATCATAATTATTAAACATCGCAACGTATCTATGTTCTTCACATTCAGGCCATCTGTTCATCATTGAATTTTCTTCACTTCCAAACAGGCATTGAATCAAATTATAACGAACCCAATAGGCTGTCTGTGTTGATTCCTTATCCTCAAATTGCCAACAAAGACTTTGTGATTTGTTATCAATCCCGTGTTCGTATAATTGTATTTTTGTACCTTTCACTAATGCACTACCATCGCCCCCTGGCCACCAATTGTAGTTTTTGTTAGTTGGTCTAACAATTTTATATCCTTTGGCTTCAGGAATATATATAAGTCCCCAATAATCCTCCCAATGCATATTTGTATTTGATGGATTATTTCTAAGCCAATATGTTTCATATTTTAGAATAATTCCTGTCTACATAATCTTCAGCACACACCCATCGGCATGATGTCATTGACATAAAAGACCATATATCAGAAATACCATTAATTTCATTCGGATATTTTTTCAAAATAAACGTTTGGGCCGGGCTATAATTAGTTGTAAACATTTGTAATTGTGTGGCTTCCTCATTTGATGATGGAACATCTACACACAAATCCGTTTTATAAGCATTGTGAATATGTACTTCTCTACCATCTTCTGGCTTTATATTTTTGTAATCTTCGTACCACCTATCGCCATAAACATGATACGGGTATTTAGATTTTGATTTTTCGATAATATCATTGGCAGTTTTAATAGCTCCATCCCACGTTGAATTCACTGTACGATCATCAAATACAAATATTTCTTTTTGAGAATCAAAGAATATATGCGTTGCATAACATACATAAGTATCAGAAATTCTATTTTCTTTAAAATAAACTATTCTAAATAGTTGCGCTTTTTCAAAGTTTAAATCAACTTTAAAAACAGATTCTTCTGAAATATCCATTCCCAATAATTCACTCTTTGGAAATTCAATTTCCACATACCAGATTGAGTTTCTTTCAAAAGTTGCTTTTGCGCTTTTACAGTTTTTAAGAACAACATCTCCATTTCGCTCAATCATTTGTTGATATGTTGTATTTTTTTTAGACAAAAATAAATGTATCATTGTCAAATCTCCTTGAAATTTCTAAATATTTCAGTACGAATTAAACCAATTTCTGTATTGATAACTATGTTGTTTGATCCATATTTAATTTTTAAATCTTCAAATGATCCTTCTGTTTTTAATGTCGTATATTCGAAATATCCATTTTCATAAACAGTTTTCATATATGCATTTTCAGAATTTATTTCTATGTATTTAACCACCAATTCATTGTTATCGCTAACAGTTTTTCTTTCAAAAGGATTGTGAATCTTAAAAGTATGGTTATTGTTTTCGGAATAAATTGAAATCCACCCTGTTTTTTCTGATGTATTGTAGAACTTATATGTAGGATAAGCTGGCTCATAAAGATTCATGATTGTCGTGAAATTCATTGATTCCATTTGCATTGGCCTAGCATATTTATCAATATATCTATATCCATCAACAGTAAATTTGATAGTCAATGAAAACATAAAACCATGCCATCTTTCTGAAATGTTATATTCTATGTTCTTCACTTTCCAGAAATGGTCGGAATCTTCATCTGGGAATTTTAATAATCCTTTTCCACCTGCAAAATATTTTTTAATATCATACAATCTTTCATTAGCTTCTTTTTTGTTTTTAACTACAAAATTACAAGCAACCTCAATCGTTTTATCTTTAAGAACACCAGTGTGACGGTACGATGTTGTACCGTCTCCCATTTCTGATGTTTCTACAATTTCTTCCGAAAAAGGGATAATTGGAGCACTAGTTATCTTCACCAAATTCATAATATTTTTGTAAATTGTATATGGCTGATTTTCAGGTGTGAATTGTAATGTATACATATTCTAAGCTACTCCTTTCCCTATATTTTTTAGCATATCTCGAATTGAAACAATTTCTTGTACAGTATCTGTAACTACATCTCCGTCCAATTGCATAGGTTGTAGATTGATTGTTAGGTTAGTATTCATAACCGTATCAATAAGCTTATCTATCTTTTTTGAGATACCACTAATATTAATGTTTGTTGCCTTAGATGTAGATTTAATTGCTGCACCTGTTACAAATGCTGTGTCCACTGTATCTACAGAAGCATATTGACTAGTATCGGCCAACGCTGCAATAGAATCTGCACTCATTGGAGCAACATCAGTAAGAACAGGTCTAGACATATCATCAATGTTTTGCTTACTAACATATCTATCTTTACTTACTCTAACTGTTTCTACCGTAAACGTTATTTTTTTCTTTGCTGCATTGTATAATTGTTCATATTGACTTTGTAGAGATTGAAGTTGATTCTTTGCGTTTTGTATTCCAGGAGATAATGCTTTACCCAGTTGTTGTGTATAATAATCACCTGTGCCTGTTGCAGCAGTTCCAGCACCTGACTTTCCTTTACTTAAAGCATTCACAACTTTTTTCTGTGTATCATCTGCTTTTCCTTCAGCTTTATTTAATGCTTTTTCCAAAGCATCAACTCCGCCGTTTCCAAGAATCTTCATTGCTTCAGAAACTGTGATATCACCTTTTGCAATACCTGCTGCACATTTTTGTGGAATTTGTTCACCATTATAATTTGATTTCGTTAATGCTTCTTCAAACTCAATTAGATTGTTAAGCATAGTATTAGCTTCTGATACACTTCCTGCATTTGAAATAATACCGTAAGCCATGTCTTGTGGAATATTAAGCCCTGCTGCACTTGCATTATCAACTAACTGCTGAAATGTCATCATAGATGCCACAAAATTACTTGCCGTTTGATAACTTTCTGTGCCATTCATGATTCCGCTTGTTAACTTTTCAGGAATTTGAATACCCGCTTCACCAGCTTTATCTATAGCACCTTGTAATGATTGTTTTAACGAATCTCCAATTTTTGTATAGCCACCCGTTTCTGCCTGGTTGTTGAGATCTAGTAAAGTCTTATTTGTTTCTTGCATTTTAGTTGCCATAGTTGCTAAAGAACCGTTTGCTTCATCTATTTTCTTTCTCAACTGCTCAATCTGAGTTTGATACTTTAATGCCTTTTCAGTGTCCCCATCTTTAAATGCTTGTGATTGTTTGGCTTTCAATTCATCCATCTTGTCATTTAATCCATGAACACTCTCTGTTACTTCACTATATTTCATCTGTTGCTTAATTAACGCTTTTGTTTATTCTTTAATCGCTTCTGCATACGCTTCTTGTTTAGCAGCTTCTTGAACTTTTTGAATGTATTCTTCTAACGCTTGATTGTTTTCAAACACCTTACCTGTATTGTCGGCAACTTTTCCTGTATTTGAATCAATTGTTAAACCGAGATCAGGATAGATTTCATTCAATTGATTAACAGCTTCTTGCAACATTTGTTTCTGTATAGTATTTTTGTTTTCTACACCATTTAATTGTTCAATCGTTCTCATCAAAGAATTAGACTGACTAATATTCTGTTCATTTGTAGCCAAAATGGTTTCTGTTTTTTCTTTATATTCATCAATTTTTTTATTGAACGAACTAACACTGTCTACAACTTTTAAATAACTTTGAGCTACTGCATCATTCTTAACAGCATTTTCTAAAGCTTTTTTATTTGCCTTTTCAAACATAGGAACTAACACTGCAATTTCAGCAGCTGCCAATCCAACAGCTATCCCAACTCCGCCTAATGCAATACTTGAATTTTTTAATGCTTCAGTTGTAACTCCAGTTTTCTTAAACAATTTTGTCAATAATCCATTAGTTTTATCTACAGGGCCACTTAAATCGTTTAGTTCACTTGCCGTTTTGCCAACCCATGAAGAAACTTTTCCAAATCCATTTGTCAACTTCTGAGCGCCACTAAATATTTTTCCTAATCCTTTTGCGGTAGGATATGATGCTGCGGTAAGCAACAATAGTTTAGCAATCGTTTCCTGCGTTCCATCATCTAGATTTGAGAATGCATTCGCTGTTTTCTTTATAACTTTTAAAATAGATGTAAGAGTAGGAGTAAATGCCTGACCCAATTCATCAGCTGCTTGTTTAACTGCTTCCCATGTCTGTGACATTTGAGATTTTAATGTTCCATATCGCTTTTCTGCTTCAGTTGCCATGGCTGAATTCGCTTGCCATGCGTTTTGAGAAACATTTAATGCTCTAGCCAATACATCCGAACTTTGTGCCAAAGCACCCATTGACTGTGCTTGTCGTACTTCCTTAATGCCTAATTCATCCAATGTTTTTGTAACATCCGCCGATTTTCCAATACCTTCTACAAACTTTAAGAATGTTCCCGCTGCGTCTTCTCCCCAAGCCTTTTGGAATTGTTGGGAAGTCATACCAGACACTTCTGCAAACTTTTGTAGTTTCTTATCTCCAGTAGAAACAGATAGATCAATTGTCTTTAACATTTTAGAGACAGAACTACCACCAGCGGCCGCTTCAATGCCTAATGAAGATAATGCAGTAGATAATCCTAATACTTGGTTCGAATTCAAACCAACCATTTTTCCTGCAACACCTAGCCTAGTAGCCATATCCATAATATCCGCTTCAGTAGTAGAGAACTTATTTCCTAAATCTACAATTGTAGACCCTAAACGAGAATAATATGTATTCGTCTTTTTAGACTGCGAAACCATTACGTTTGAGAACTTGGCAATACTTTGTGCTGCTTCTTCACCAACAAGATTTGTAGTATCGCCCAATTCTGTAATAGTTTTAGTAAATCCAACAATAGAATCTGTAGGGATACCCATTTGTCCTGCAAGTTCTGCATAATGTGCAATATCTTGATATGTACTAGATGTATTTTGTGCAAGATCTTTTAAGCCTGCATTAATTTTTTCAAACTGTTGAGGGGTTGCATTTACTGTTTTTGTAACCCCAGTCCATGCATCTTCAAAATCAATTGCAGTTTTTGTTGCTCCGACAATAACCGCTGCTGACAATGCAGACAATGGTTTAATAGTTTCTGCAAATTGATTTGCTTTTTGGCTGGCAACACCAAATGAATGTGATAATTTTAATATATTTTCATTATCTGTAATAAAACTTTTATTCAAACTCTTTAATTCATTGTTTAATGTTGCTGCACCAGCTCTTAGGCCATTAAACGTCCTTTGCGATTCCTCATACGTGCTTCCTAAGTCAACAAGATTTTTCTTTTGTTCCGCAATTTTTGCATTGTATTCCTTTTGTGAAGCACTATTTGCCTTCATAGAAACTGTAAGTTCTTTATTTCTAGCAGCTAGAGTGGAAATTGCTGTTTCACATTGTTCTGTAGTGTGATAACTATCACCAATCGCATCTTTCCATGCTTGGATTTGAGTTTGATTTGTCTTATATTCTTTTTGTAAGGCACTCATCGCCGATTCAGTACTGTTTAATTTAGTCTGATATTGCGATAACGTGGCTTTTGATTTGTTAACTTGATCTGTCCATTGTTGTTGTGTTTTAGGATATTCTTTAAGTTTTTTGTTATAGACATCCAATTGCTTAGAAGTGCTCTGAATCTTATCCTTTAATAGATTTTGGTATGTTGCAAATGACGAGAAATCATTCGGATTTAGCTTCATCGAAGCTTTTAGCTTAGACATTGTTTTGTCTAATCCCGATGTTTCTCTTTTGATTTCATTTATCGCTTTCTGAAATCCTGTAGTATCTCCATCAATCTTTACGGAGATACCTTTTATTTGATTATAGCCTGACAATTTTAGTACCTCCTAAAATCTGTCAAAGTCTTCTTGGGTTGCCATACGTACGTTGGATTTCTTTTTATTAATGCTTTTTTCAGCTCGATTTGTCATGTTGTTTTTTGCAACAATTAAATCAAACATCATTCCAATATCCATATTGTCTATTTCATCCATTTTTAGCCCTAGATTCATGCATCCTAAAATTAATTCAGAATAGCTTGTTAATCTTTTTTTTTCTTATTTTCTTCATCTTTTTTTTCAGTTTCATCTTCAACTGTGGCCTTATTTGAATAAACGATTTTTTCAAATAAAATAACACCAATTAAAACAAATGATTCATAATCATCAACATTATCTACCATTACATTAAACGGTTCAGTAACCAAGTTATTTTTAACATCGTACGCTTTGATGCAGGCCCATAGTAAACGTTCAAAAAATTCCGATCCAACTTCTCTTAATAGAATGAAATATGCATTTTCATCCCCTCTGTCTTCATCTACCGCTTTTTTAATACCTTCATCAAAATTCATTTGCGCCTGTTGAATATCAATCAATAAATCACGATTGAATGTTTCTCTATAAATACGTGCTGTAATCCCTTTATATAGGACACCGTGTTCTTTACCTTCGATTTTTACTGTAGTTTCCATATAACCTCACAAAGAGGGGATGCCCCTCTTATAATGCGCTCACTTCCTTGCCATCATCACTTTGTACTTCTACCGGTGTACCGGCTTCATGGCTCACTTGGCTAACTTCACTAGCTTTTGGTGTAGGTAATTTTGGCGCAGTCGTAAAGAAACTAGTATAGTTTGTATCACCTTTTTTGCAGTCAATTTTTACCCATGCATGATCATCTTTTTCTACAGGAATAGCTGTAATATCCATAGTTGTTGTATTTGGATCAATACTTTCTTCTCTTGTTTCACCTTCAACAGATGGGCGAGCAAATACCACTTTGAAGAACATATGTTTTGTCGCATTTTTGTCTCCTTCAAATTGGAACATTAAGCCTACGTTGTTTGGTAGAACGTTAGCGTCTTCAGCCAAGTTACCTTCCTCTGTTTCAATATTATTAAAAATCATTTTTTTAATTTCATCTTCCAAGTATGTCATTTCAATACTTCCGGAATATCCATTATTACTGTTTGTTGTAAAATATGCAGTGTTGTCTGCATAATATGTATTTGTATCTCCTTCCGGATCTAGTGTTAATGATTTAGCACCTTTCCATGCTACAGGTGTACCATACGTAATATTTCCACCTTCTTCAGACTCAATAGGAACTACATGTACATTTTTAATTCCATATTTAACTTTGTTTGTATCTGCCATAGTTTTTATCCTTTCAAATATTTTTCGATTAAACTTGGCAGTTCTTTGATTGCGTTTGTTTCTCCATCTTTCCAGTGCTTAAATGCACGTGTACGTCTAGGAGTATTCCATAAATTGTGTCCGTTTTCTAGTAAATGAGTCAATGAATATTCATGGCCACTCGCATAAATAACACCGCGTGTATGAGCTAACTCACACTCAATCTTATATGTTATAGACCTTTTATATTTGCCCTTTCTGCGTGTGTTTCTATGATCTACATTGGCCTTAGCTTTAATAATATCTTTAGAATCTTTTGTAGTTTCTTCTACTGCTCTATCAATCTGCGCCAAAGAATGCTCTTTATATTCTTGAATCATCTTTCTAATTTCTGGTCCAAGCTGCGACATATCGCAATATACATCATTGACGGCCAACTAATGTCACCGTCCATTCTGTACAGTGTACTTTTTGAGCTTTTATATCTTCATCTGTGATAGTTTGGTATGGTATTTCTAATTCATCGAACATGTCTTCGATTTTAGCTTCTAATTCAAAATCTTTTTGATCAGTCACTAATCTATATATGTAAGTTCCAATCTTGCAATACGTTCTATTGTCTGCAAAGTAATTATCTGTATAATCCAATGCATAATTCCCATATGGAGTATGGGGCTTTGACTTGAAACTGCCATATACAAATTGTCCTTCACCTAAAAGTTCAGTGAATTTAGTAACGATTTGTTTTCTTACTGTTTCCATTCTCCAACATCCTGTTGAACATATAGTTCAATCGTATCTCCGGATGGGAACGTACGATAAACCGCATACTTTTTGTCGTTGTATTTCACTGTTGTCTCACCATTGTAATCAATGCTTGGAATAACAAGCTTATACGCTAACTGTATGCCTGCCTGGTAGGCTTCATTAAATTCTTTTGAATAAATTCCACCAACTCGGCAAAAAACCTCATTCTCCGTTTCGTTAACATGTTCCACACCATCTTCATCAACATATCTTTCTTTTTCAATCAGATATGCCACATCATAATAAAGATTATTCTCACGAGTATATTCATATGCCATACTATGTCACCTTCTTATGGGATTTATCTGTCATAAGAATTTGACGTAAATCCTCATATGTTTTAGCCATTGATTCTTTATATGAAGCATCCGTTGTACCAAATTTTGACTTCACATATGTTATTACCGCTACTACAATTTCATCTTCTAACTCATCTTCATCAAATAAGATATTTAATCTATCCAAATCGTATAAACATGCATTGATATATGTTTTTATTTCATCATCATAAACATGTGATTTTGCTCTTGTAGCAGCAGTTCTAACACGTTCTAGAAGGCTTTCAGAAATGTTGAACGCCATTATCTATCACCTAAGCTTTCTTCGCACTGCTTTTTCGAGTGGTTTTCTTAGGCTCATCATCTAATAAAATAGGTTCTTCATCAGTTTCAGTAGGTTCTTCATCATTTAATGATTGTGTTCCTGCTTGGCTTTCATCTTTTGTAACATCTCCATTGCTTAAGCTACTTTTTTTTTTAATAAGAAGATGTATTGAGGATCTAATACTTTACCATCATTGATAACTAATGCCTGAGTTACTTCCTCATTCTTTTCATAATCCCAGTACTTCTTAACGCCAAACTGCATATTTGAGTTGATAGCATAGGCTTCTTTTCCTACCCAATACATTCCGAAATATTCACCGTTCTTTGCTTCATCAAAATCTTTAAACGTATCATTTTCAACAAAATTAACAGTTCTAGCTTTGAATGTAGCGCGTTCTGCACCATCAACAGGATTAAATGTTTCTGCATAAACAGGACGATTATTTTGATCAGCCAATGTTTTAATGTTTGCTTCATATGTTGCAGGAGTCATTACAAACTCTGGCTTTAATTTACGCATTGACAATGGAATCTTCGCAAAGAATTTTGTTTGCCATGATTTCCAATCTTTCATTTCTTCCGCTGTAAACTCAATAATGTGATCTGTTTTAATACGTCCACTTACTTTATTAGCTTCTGTTAAAATGCCTTCACACTCATTGTTTTCAGATTGACCTGTTAAAATTTCACGATCCATAGCTTCCAAATAAGCTTCTACAATAACTTTCGCTAATTCAGTTTCGAATGCATTTACAGTCAATACTGTTTGCAGTAAGGTACGAGCTAAACGAATTTCACCAATCAAATATCCAAATTGTACAAATTCTGTAACAGAACCGGCCTTTTGACGATCAGACACTGACGTTTCAGTGATACGTTTAAATGTAGCCTTGAATGACCCGATAGGATATTTAACACCACCACGGAAATTAGTATGTAATACCGCATTGTATAAGTAACCACGTGATTTACTTAATTCAGTCATTACTTTCTGAACAATTGTTTCAGGAATTAAAATACCTAGATCAGCTGCTACACCTGCTTCTGCACTACGTTGTCTTAAGATTTCTGACTGTTTTCCTTTTTGAACGAATTCCATGAACGCACTACGATACTCCATATCGTCTTCCATTCCTTTTTTACGTTCTGACAATCCTTTTGGCATTGATGGATGTGCTTTGCTACGAGCTTGTTCCTGTTGTTTAACAAAAGTTTCTTCTTCATCTTCAATAGATTTTGCCATAGTATCTAAGAACGCTTGACGTTTTGCAACCTGGCCTTGTAACTCTTTGTCACGCTTTTGTAGGATATCAAATTCCGCCTGTAACATTTCCAAGTCTGTATTAGGATCGTTTTTGTTGACCTCATCTTGAATTTCTTTAAATCTTTTTTGAATCTGTTCGTGATTCATTGCATTGAATGCTGCTAGTTGTTGCTCTGTAAACATTAATTAATAGCCTCCTTAATCTGCAACAACAAACTCAGTCTTTCTCGTTTCTTTTCATTATCTTTTTTAACCCGTTCTTCATCCATTAAAGACTTTGCCCTTGCTTCAATAGACGTTTGATCATTTGCAGGAATCGACACTGCCGAAACATCATAAATTTTTGACACTTTACGTGTTGTCCACGTTTTTGTATCTCTATCATATGATTCCTCATCCACCATGTATCGCCATGACATCTGATTCACCATTCCTGCCTGAATACTGTCGTACAAACGTTTTGCAGCTTCTGTTCTTCCTAAATCTGCTGCAACAAACAATCCATGTTCATCTACTTCAACAATGAGTGAACCATTGCTTGTACGTGCATATACCATTCCTCCATGATCAAATTGGAAGATGATATCACTCATATCAGCGTTATCCAAACTTGAACGCTCAATCAATTCATATACATCATTACCTTCGTAATCTCGATAAAGCACATAAGGCTTGAATGTAGTAGCATATCCCTCAACATAGTATTGAGTATCAATCCGTTTGTTTTCCGTCACCGGATTCATCTGAAACGGAATTGAGCGCATTTGGATTTTGCTGTGGTTCGGTTTCGCCATTGTAACTAATACCTCCTTGATTTGATTTAGTTACCTGGATGTATTCACCTCGAATAAAACGTTTCTTACCTTCATCATCTGGTAAAGGCGCTTTGTTCATAATATTTAATGCCCCGTTTGTATCAATCATTCCTCTATCGAACATTTGAGTCGCAACATTCAGCTTTGTCTGTGTTGAATCATACTGTAAACGATCGCTTGTAAGAATGATTTCACTACCATTCATAATCTGAGACACGGAATATAACATTCCACTCAACACTTCTCCAACTTCAATAAAGAATGGTTCAATAATTGATTCATAAAATGCATTCCATTCATCAGGTTTATATTTATTTTGTAAAATAGCTTCACTAATTCCAAAATAGCTGTATACACTATTTTCAATGGCTTGCTTCTGCTTGGCATCCACTAACAGTGGTTTACTTTCAATCGGTTTTACTTCATCAAAGCGATTATCAATAAGAAATACACCTGTTTCATTCTTGTTCAGGTTATTTCTCAAGATTTGGTTCTGTTGTTCTTTGTAATCCTCATCATCATCAATCGGTGTTGAAATTTTAGCTAAGAATCGAACAATTGAACTCGACTTAATCGCATTGATTGCTCCTTCTTCCTGAGCAAGCATCAATTTAGCTGTTGTATCAAATGCATCATTAACATCACCAAAGTAATCATCTTTATACTGCATTTGCCTTAGATGTCCTACCTTACTGTATTCAATCAATTTTGTTTCGCCATAGATGAAATTAAAATAAATATAAACTACACCATTGATTTCTTTTAACTGACACTGACTTGGTACAGCAGGCCATAATCCTTTTATCATTCCATATTCATCTTCAATTGGAATAATGAAAGCATTGTTTTCTGCAAAATATATGGTTGCCAGCCTTTTGTAAAATTGACTAGCTGTCATATAAGGATTTGGCTTTTTCTTAACCAAATAGTTATATATCTTGCTTTTGTAGTCTTTGTTTGTCAGTTCAGGTGAAGCCTTTCCACATGATGTAGCAATTCGATTGATACATGCTCTGCATAGTCCAATCTCATATATTCCACCATCATATGATGAATACACTGGTGAATATCCACCTAAGCTTGCAAACATTGAATGTAATTGATTTTGTTTAGGTGCTGGCTTATTTAGTCCTAATAGACTTCCTAGCAAACCAAATCTTTTTCTTCTGCTTTTAGCCACTAATTCACCTTCCTTTTCTTGTTTTCAAGGCGGTATTTAAATGTATCCCACCATTTTTGTCTTACTGTATATGCATCAATAACAGATGCATATACATCAATATGTTTTCTTGAATCAGTTTTAATCATGCGAACACGATTGTCCTCCGCAACTTTCTTTAATGCCACACTAGACATATGTGCTTGTAAAAGTCCATTCGTTCCTGTATGAACAAATCCATCTCTTACATATCCTGTAAATTCATTAATAACCGGTGTAAGGTTAGTGCCCTGAATGACATCATCCATCTTGTATCCGTATTTCTTCATATCATCCACAAGATATTGAGCTGAATAACGGTCATATCCAACGACTACACAATAAATCTTGTATTTCTTACGCAACATTTCAAACCATTCCGTAACATCCTCATACCGTACAAAGTTTTCCCCACTTGGACTTAAATATCCCAATTGAATAAATCTTGTATATGGTATTTTGTCTCTTTCCTCTAGCTCCTTGATTTTTAATGTTGGAAGCCAGAAATGAGTAAATATGTAGTCATGTTCTTGAATTCGTATAACTACAGATGCGGCTGTTAAATCGGTTGTTTGTGACAAGTCAATTCCACCAACTGCATATGTATGTGCAAAATCTTCAAATCTAAGTTCTTCACCTTTAACTTTGTTAATATCTTCTGCACTAAATAATGCTTCTGTTGAATTCTGTTTGATATTCGCATATTTTGTTATGAATTCAGCCTTATATGTAGGTGAGCTATGGGCCTTTAAAATTTCATTCTGCAAATATTCATAAGAAACAGATATTCCAAGGTTTGGCATTGCCTTCCTCAATTCAATAGGATCATCCCATTTTTGAATATCATCAATCATGTAAAAGAAAGGCAACATTTGTTTTTCATCAGACGTACCAAGTAAAACAGATGTTCCACGAACAAATAGTTCATCATATAATCCTTCATCAATATAGTTTGCGGTACTTACAGGAATATAAAGTGGATCAGGTCTTGCACCACCTGCCGACAACATAACGTTGTACATTTTCATACCCGCTTCACCTTCCCAGGCTGCAAACTCATCAAAGATTGTCAAATATGGGTTGAATCCGTCTGACTTCTTAGATGCAAAGGCAATTGGCTCCCATCTACAGTTGTTCTGTTTCATGTAGATATCTGTTCTACGTTTTTTTACTCTTTGACTCAATGCTTTAGAGTGTTCCATCATTTGATACAGAACGTTGTAAATAATCTGCGCTTGTTTTAACTTTGGCGCTATATTGTATATCTGCATACCTGCTTCATCCGATGTAAATCCAACATCAAGTTCAATACCTGCACAAAGAAATGATTTTCCTTGTTTTCGGCCCATGACTGTAGGGATTTCACGGAACTGCCTTTTCCCATTCTTATCAACAAGTCCGAATATGCACGCAATATAGTATTTTTGCCAAGGTTCAAGCTTTACTTTTGTTGTTTTTCCTTCTACGTGGTGACAAAACGTTTCAATAAACGCTATATGCATTTCTGCTTTTTTCTCATCATAGAAGAAATCTCCATTTGCTAAACCTCTTTCAACATATTGAAGATTAAGCTTTATCCACTTACCGACTACATCTTCACCCGATTTAATACGTTCTTTATAAATGTCTAGATATTTCATTTAAATCTGCTCATGAACTCATCCAATTCATCACCTTTTTTTCCGGATACTTCTGTTGTTTTTGAAAGTGAAGTAGGTGACAAGCCAAGTTCTTTGCAGTATTTCATAATTTGATCACGTAATTGAACGGTAATAATGTAATATGGTGAGCGTGATAAATTCGTTGCACCAGCCTTGTTTGTGTATTCAACAACCATCTGCAATGTTTTGAAACCATTTGCTTTACTTGAATCTCTCCATTGTTTCATTGTTGAATCATATTGAGCTAGAGCATCTGCGAGTGAATCAATCGCAACCGAATATTCAGGGGAATATGTACCTAAATTTTCTAGTTGAGAATTTATTCTTTTTTTCCATGCTCCTTTTTGCATTCTTCCTCCCTTCCACATCCTATAAGCATTCCATTTTCATCAAATTCAAAAGATGGTTTGCGTTTGGAATGTTCTTCTGCATGGCATAAGTCACACAACGCTTCCAAATTAGAATCACCAAATAGAATGTGTATATCTCTATAGTTGTCCTGGTCAATGTGTACTTTGTGGTGCACACAAGTAGACCTTGTATAGATTCCTTTTTTTAAACACCTTTCACAAAGCGGATGCGCCTTTCTATACGCTTTACTTTTCTTTTCCCAAGCCTTGCTTGAGTAGAATTTTCTAGCATAATTTCTAGCGCCCGTTTTCGTTGCTTCTGAACCATAATATTTTTTCATATCGCTACATTCAAAGTTTTAGTTAACAGATTTAAAGGACGACAATATGAACAGTAAACCCTTTGAATGCAGTGATATGAAAAAGACCCGTGTTTCCACAGGTCTTTTTCAAACGGGCACAATATGAAACAATCCAAGAACTACCTTGTTTGTGTTCTAGAAGATGTTTTCCAATCTTCACAACTACAGAATATCACGGTTTTTCTTTGTACACTGTACAAAATGAAGAAATTCAGATTTTACCCCCCTCTCGTGCGCGCATGACCGAGTTTTTTTAAACTCCCCACGCCGTTCCCCAAAACGCAAAAAACTTTTGAAAGATAGGGGGGGTCTATGCTGATCTGATCCAAGCCCTGGGCGCTTCCAGGGTTAAAAATCAAACCTATGCAGCTAGCACCACACCGCACCATTCACGGTTTCAATCATATGACTATCATATATTTATTATTGTGTTGAAAGATGTTTCAACACGCATTGTTGAAAGCGTTGTTTCATAACATAGCAACGACTACATTAATAGAACGCGTGCGCACGTTCTTATATATAGCTATAAACATTTCACTACTTCCATATATTGGATCATATGCGTCGTTTGTCTTCCTGGATCTGGTGCATTGTCTTCAATGATCTAGTGTAAGCCCACATAAAAAAAGGACGATCACCACGTCCATACATGTATATATTACTAGTCTGTTAACTATATGTTATAAGACTAGAACCGAACACGCTTAAAAGCCTTTTAAATAGGCGCTTGCGTGCACGTTTCAAAAACAAAAAGCTTTTTGAAAAAATGAGCACTAAAAAAAATAAGTTTAGGAGATGTAAACATAGAAGAAAAAAGACACGTTCAATTTTGCGTGTCTAGTCTTTGTTTTCTTGTATATCATTTATATTTAATTCAATTATTTTTTCTTTTGTTGTCTTGTCAATTATATTTATTTCCAAGCCCATCCAATCGCATAACTTTATAAACTCACCTAAATTCATTCTATCGTTTGAAATCGTGTTACTTAATGATTGACGCGTACGGTTTATATGTTTTGCGTATTCTATTTGTGTTTTGTTTCGCATCGTGAACAACGCTTTTATTTTCTCTTTTAACATTTTTTTGCCGTCCTTTCTTTATGTGTATATTATCATATTTACTTTGTAAGTTCAAACTTCAACGTTGTAAATAAAAAATATTACATTTTATTATTGACAATGTAATATTTATGGTGTACATTGTAAATGTCTTAAGAGACAAGCCACACGAAAGGAGGTGCAAACGTGGCAAAGTATAAACGTAGCAAACCGATTAAACGTCGCGATAGAAAAAAGCGCGAAAAAAAAGAGCGCATGATTTCGTCCCTATCCAAAACGTTCGAAATTATATACACGCTCTTAATCGGTGAAGCCCTCAAGCTTCTTGCTAAGTATCTAAGTGACTAAAATAAGTCACTTAGATACTTATATTATACCACGTTTTAAAATATGGAACTACTAAAAATAGCGTTATTACTATCGTTAGCATTTAATGCATATCTTTTAAAGAAAATGATTGAAAAGTAAGGAGGTAAAGATTATGTGTGAAATGAAAGCTTATATCACAAATTTAGGTAAATACAATGAAGGTTGTTTAGTTGGTAAATGGATTGATTTCCCTATCGATGAGGATGATTTGGAAAGCGAACTTGAAAGCATTGGAGTGAAAGAAAACACAATGTATGAAGAGTGGTTTATCACTGATTATGATTGCTCATTGTTTGATATGTATGATGCATTTGGTGAATATCCTAACATCGATGATATTAATGAAGTAGCTGAGGCTTTAGAGAATAATGAAGATGAATTCACTGCATTATTGGAAGTATGCAGCTATGAGGACGCTTTAAGATACTTAGAAAGTGAAAACTATACTTTCTATCAAGGTATGTCGTTGGAAGATGTAGCGTATGAATTAGTTGAAGAATGCTATAATCTCCCAGAAATTGCGCAAAGATATTTTGATTATAAAGCGTTCGCGTGTGATCTAAGTTTTGACGGATATACTGAAACTTCAAGCGGAGTTATTTGTCTATGTTAACCCGCAAAGATCTTGACAAGATGAGCGCCGTCCAGGTGCTCATACTTGCGTTTTTAAAATTATATTTAGCAGCATGTACATCTGGTTTAATTATGGGCATAATATTGGGCCTTTTAAATATCATACTTCCACTTATTTATTAATTGTAGGAGGTTAAACAATGGAACTTTTAGAAATTAAATTATTACATAAATACGCAAGAATAAGATCATATATGAATGATCTTATTTCAGGTAATTACATTATTTATGATTTTCATTATGAATGTTTAGTGGATCATATTGAATCTTTTATTTTTGATCTTGCTTATATCGAAAATAAAAAAGTTATAAATATTTATTATGATCAACTTTTAAACGATTCTAAACAAGTGAGCAACGAACTTTATACGCTTGTTATAAATATTTTTGAAGATAATGAATGGAGGTTTTAAAAATGAATAATAATGAATATATTGAATTTACAGAAAAAAAACTAGATCGACTAAATGGATCTAGCTGCAAGCCTTATACAATAACCAAACATTTAAACGGTTTATATGATCTTAATTATGGTTTAGATACTATCGTTTGGATGCTTGAACCGCGCGAACTTTGGCTACTTGTAAATACTTTATATACTTTGGATATTTTAGGAGGGCTTAAAAATGACAATATGGAAGCGTGAGCGAACTCACTTTAATTACTACATCACAAATGAAAGAAAACAACCCCACATTTATGTTGAAGCGTTAGGAACTCCCAACGCTTCAACTGAAAAAATTTTAAAAGATCATGGTTTTAAATTTGATCATAATAAATGTATGTATGCAGCTGCTCAAACAAATGACTTAAGGCTTTTTGTCGCTCATGATCTTGACAAGCTTTTCAATTATGATATTCAAATATACTTCAATGCAGAAGCGAAAAAAGAACTTTTCGCGCCTGATATCCAAGAAATAAAAGATATCTGTTATTTCTTCAAAATTTATAAATGTTATATAGATATATTAAATAAGGATCTTTTTAAGATCTGTAAACCAGGTTCAAAAAGCTTGCTGGCAACTTATAATACTAATTCAAAAACTATAGATGTATTTAATAGAAACAAATTGCAAGAAAGTTATGTTTACCATGATGGTAAAATCGAAAAAATGAGCATTGAAAAAGCTGCACCAAAAAAGAAGAAGAAAGCAGCACTTACAGAACAACAAAAGATCAACAAAATGCTGGAAGAGTTTCCGTTTTAAAAAGGACTTGCAAAAGTCCTTTTTTTATATCCAATTGAATCAACTGCAAAAAGTTTTTCTTGTTTCTTTTGTTTGAATATAAAAAAGGCCTTAAAAGCTTACTGAAAGCAATTAAAACCCTAATTAATTAACCATCTATATTATAAACCGTGTTTTTCACTTTTTCAATTTAAGAAGTTCCTCATTTGTCTAGGATTAGAAAAACTTTTTCTAATTGTTCTTGAGACGTTGGAAAAAACTTTTGAGATTCTTTTTCATGCTTGCATAGAATCGAACCGTCAAAAAACTTTTCCAGCAACTGAGAAAACTTTTCTTTCTTCACATAATAAACATAATTCACAGATACATCTTCATCATCATGTGCATTGTATTCAAAAACTTTTTCAACCATCTTAGAACAAACAACACCAATTTGTACATTATCATATCTCACAAAAACTTCTTTGTAAGGAAACTTATTTTCATCCATTTCATCACTCCTAAAAAACTTTCTACATATCAATCAACGCTCTTAAAAACTTTTTATATTCTTCATCTGAATTTAGATAAAACTTATTGCAGCCATTCATTACGTCTTCATAGTTTAAGCAATCAATTTCATTATCTAAAAACTTTCTATATAAACTTTTGAATTGCGGTTCACAAATATAATGCTTAATAACGAGTATACCATTCTTATCATAATTACACCTATAAAACTTTTCATCTGCCATATAAACACATACAACACGATCTCCGTATTGTACAAATAAACTTTGTGTATTATTGATCATAAACAGCTTATTAAGCTCATCACCTATATTTATATGTTTTTCTGTTAAAAACTTTGGTAATTTGTGTTTCATTTTCTTTACTCCTTAAACTTTTCTAATAAACTTATTTCTGTATAATTATCGTGGAGGATAACAAAATGACAGAAAATGAAAAAAGTAATGATGGTGTTCAATCTAGAACTAAAGGCACAGTCAAGAAAGAAATACCATCAGAAGGCGGAAAATAACCTCCATAGTCACTATCGTTGTTCGATGGTGACTATTTTCATTTCATCATTAATAAAAACTTTTGCTCCTGGCAATGCACAAGCTTCTGAAAAACTTTTCTCAGATACACTTTTTCTTGGTGCTATAGTAAATTCACCAGTTCTTTCTGAATGCATTTCAATATATCCACACGCAATAAAACTTCCTTCTCTAGTATAGAAATATCCAATTGTCATGTTATCACTTTCAAAAACATCTTCCTGAATAGTTCCAAAAGTCATTTCAGACAATCCTTTGCCTTTTCTAATCAAATTAACTAATGTTCTAAAAAGCTTAATAACATGAGCATGTACAGTAAACGAACTTATTAATGTTAATAAAAATGTAATCAAAACACTTTTATAAATATTCCATTTCAAATAATCACTAAAGAAGAAGCAAACAAGAATATTAAACAAGGATAAGATCATCAAATACAATCTTTCTTTATCTGCTCGGTCTTGTTCTTCAATCACATTTGTGCATGTTAAAACGTAATAATTTAAATATCCACATCCACCTGCTGCAACAAACGCTAGTAAAACTTCTTTTATGAAATCTTCCACATTATCACTCCTATTTATCTGCAATCGTTTCTACAAAACAATTATAATAAACATATCTTTTTCCATCATAATCAAATTTTACATATCCACCATCATTTGTTTCAATATCAATTCTACCTTCATAGCTTGCTATAATTTTTCCATCTGCTGTATACACATTAATTATTCTATTCAATCCGCCATTCAAATCTGATTTAACATCAGTGCCAAAACGATCCATAGAAGCACATCCAAACAAGGAAATGCCAATCATTCCAACCATTAATAATTTGTATATTTTATTCATTTCATTCCTCTTTTCTATGTCCGATAACTATATATTATCAGACTAACTACAAACCTTTTAAAAGCCTAGTAAATAGGCTACTTTGTAACACTTTTCTAAAATAAAAACTTTATGAATTTTTGAGCCATATTGTAAACAATATCCTCATATAGTCTTTTATTTATTTGTATCTTCTACATTAATCAAACCATGTTCAATCGTTTCTTTAGCAGGAAAGAATGTTATTTTATATCCATACGGATTTTCTTTTACCGAATCGGTCTGAATACTTGTATATGTAACATCTTTTGATAAATGTGCATAGAACAATTTATATTTATCTTTTCCAGTTTTAATCGTTACATTCAAATCGCCATCACTATCTGTTTCAATAGATATTTTTCCTTCAACAGAAAACAACGGTTCATTTGTTCTAGTATTTAATGCCACAACCTTTCTCGATATTTTAAAGTTATTTGCATCCACTCTTAAATTATGATTAGCTGTATCTGATTCTTGGCATCCAGCCAAACCTAGACACATTGTCATTCCTAAAATTGCACATAATATTTTTTTCATTTGTTCAAATCTCCCATAATGAGCTTTTTAAGCTCTTTTTTCATCGCATAATACATTTTCATTCTGCTACAGAACTTTTCTCCTGAAAGCTTCTCAAACGACTCTCCATTGATATAATGACGTTTCATATATAAACGAATATCATCATTTGGAATAAGATCAATAATTGTTTCAACTTCTCTCATCTTTCCGAAGATAAGATTCTTATCATCTTCAAGTGTTTTTTCTTTTGAAATAAACTTTACAAGAACATCATTTGTAATATCCTTATTTTTCTTTGAATCCAGTCTCTGCTCAAATGATGGAGATTTCGGATCTGAAAATTCTTTTTTGCGAACCTCCAAATCCTTCAAGATTCCATCCAGCGATTTAAACTTTCTTTCATAGATCTTGAACATTTCAAGTTTTTTAATCAGTGTATCCACCTGAACATCTACATATTCTTCATAATCCGTCTTACTCATCTTATCTCCTATGCAATCTCTTCAATTTCCTCAATGCTGCATGATGGATGTTTCATATAGAACTTATACATTGCCATGCTTTTCGATTCCTCCTGGACTTCCATCACACAAATATTATTATCTTTGATATATTTAATTCTGTATTTCTTTAACATCTTTACATTCTAACCTTTCCAATCACTTAATTATTTTGTTTCATCAAAATCATCATACAAGTATTCTTTATTCACCTTATTTTTTAAATCAATAATTTCCAACCTTTGTGCTGTAATCATATTTTCTAAACTTGTAATCTGTGATACCATTGCACAACTACATACAATCAATCCGCATATAGCACCTAACATCAATCCTATTGTAAACCACATATTAGAAACCACTTTCCAACGGATTACCTGATGGTGCGTTCAATCCATATAATGTTGCATATACAATAACTGAATATACAACATAAAGTACTGTACAAGGAATAATAAGATTCAGGTTCTTAATAATTGATTTTTTAATTTTATTCATCATCATTTAAATATTCAAACTCTTTCATTAACTCATCCTTCGTCCGCTTAAATTCTGATTCGATTTGTTTCTGTACATCAATCTTAGTTTGTTTAAACCATTTCTTTTTGAATTTCCTGACTGTATCGCGATATCTTTCTTCACTACTATCACACGATTGCCACCACTCTAAATCATGCAGCACATCAACTAAATCTTTCATCATTTCATTTAATTGAGAATCGAACATTCTGTTAACACATTCTTCTTCAACTTTGCAATACACATAGCTGTAACTTCCACCACTCATTAGTTAATCTCCTTTTCAATCTACAATCTTTCTACCACAATTTGGACAGTATTTGGGTTTGTAACTATAAAAGAATTCTACTCTATTATCTTCGTCGCTTTTAACTCCTGTTTGGTGTACTGATATGAATCCACAATTAGAACATTTAAATACATCCCTTGAATCATATTCTAATTTGTTAGTGCAAGTTTCTTCTTCAAGCCAACCAAGTTCTATGCATTGTTGGATGATCGCCATTAATTCATTTACCGATATGGCTTCTGTTGTTAATTTATTTCCTAGTACATCTTTAACTGCAATACGTCTAGATACTTTATCAAACGCAATATCTCGTGATGCAGTAGTATTTACGCATCCATACGTTATAAGAGTGTTTGGTGTTATTTTTTTTGTGAATCCTAACCTTCTAAACATTTCTTCAGCAGTCATATCCTTCTCCTAATTTACTAATAGCCAAATACTCAACATTTTGTTGACCTTCATACCAATCATTTAACCAACTTATAGTATCCTCGCAACAATTCCACGCTGCACATTCCGTCAAATACGTCCATTCTTCTTCAAAGTCATATTTGCATCTCAAATAAACTATAAAGCTATCATCATCATTTTCCGCTATGTAATCATTTAATTCTTCTTCTGTGATTCCCTTTTTCAATCGAACAAATTCAATTGAAGGTATTTTAATCTCATTCATTTTCTTCATACTCCTTATTCCAACCTAATTCTTTGCATTGTTGGATAATTGCCTGCAACTCATTTAAACTAATGGTATGAAAGATTTTACTGACTATGATATTTTTACCATTCAAATCAAATACAATTGAATCGACCCTGAAACATCTAGTGTATCTGTAAGTATCATTCACTCCATCACTGGTATATTCTTTTTCAAATTCATACCCTAATCGTTCAAACATTTTTTCAGCCGTTGACATCTTTAATCACCTCGCAATTTGCTAAAATATCTTCAATTCTTGCATTCTCATCAACACCTTTGAAATACCCTTTTTCTTTAATTCTCATTAAAGCACTTATATCTTTGAACATGCACTTTCTTAAATTGCCTTCCACATAGCTTTGTAATAAATCATTTTCAAATTTAGTTAATTTGTATACTGGCTTTTTGTGTGGTTGCTTTAGCCATTCTTTAATCTTTTCACTGCATCCATGTCCTGTACTAAATCCACAATCGCAACAACTAACACCACTGCATTGACAAGGCTTCCCGTCGGCTAGTGCAAAAACGTAGCCGGAATTTTCTATGATTTCATCTTTAAAATATTCATAATTAGTTTCTGCTTTTTCTTCAAAATGCTCATTTATTAATCCGGTTAGTAAATTTACGCCTTCTTTGAATATGTTCATTGCACTCATACAACCATCAAAGTTGTAATATACTTCTTCCATACGCTCTAAAGCATCTATATATTCTTCTTTTGTTGCCATTTAAATCCATCCCAATTCCTTCTTTTGCTGCTGAACAGCTTTGCTTTCCTCAGGATTAAACGCTCTTAATCCCATTCCGCATTCGCAATAAGCTTGTTTTGTTTTTAAATCGAAAACGATTAGAGTTGTAGTTCTGTAGACGGTTTTTGCGTAAATGATGCGTTGCTTATAGTGATTGCATTCATATCCTAGTTTTTCAAACATTTCTCTAGGAATCATCTTCATTCTCCTTGTATGGCTTTGGTAATGGCATCCAAGCTAAACATTTGTATAATTCATAACCGCTATCAAGAACATAACCCTCATCACATTCAATCCATGTATCATGCCATACAACTTTACCTTCGGTTACTAAAATATCTTCGCCATCATCCGGAATTTGACAGTAAAGAAAACCATCCTCCATTTCAAATGGAATCCATTCAAATGAATCTGCTTTATTAGCTAAATCTGTTAACAAATCCATAGATTTAGACATTTCTTCCATAGTCGGCTTATATCCATCTTCTCTTTCTTCCCCACACATTAAGTGAAGCAATGTATCTATTACTTCAATGGCATTTTGATATTTATTCATTTTCTTTCTCCTGTCTTTGCATACTCTAGTGATGCAATAAATGCTCTGTATAAATCAATATCATCTTTCATCACATTAATATCTTTGGCGTCTAGTTGAATATTCTCATAAATTCCATTATTTAATTTGAATATTAAATTTTCTTTGTCTTTTTCAATGTTTCTTTTATTCCATTCAATGTACATTTGATATGTTTCAATCAATTCATCGATTCTTTCTTCAATCATCTTCATCTTCTTCTTTCTCTTTTACATATTCCTCATATTTATCGACTATAAATTCATCCATTTCTTGTTCTGTGAACCCTAGTCTTAATAATTCATCTTTGCAATTAATTCCATAATCCCATGAATCTTTATTCAAATAGTGATCTAGTGAATCGTTCTCAACATCTAACCATTTACAGCGACATTCTAGAATGTATTGCTTATACTGCTCTATTTTTTCGGCCAAATCATTTATTTCTTTTTTGGCTTGTGCATCATCTTCACTATGTGATTCTTGTTCCTTTTTTAGTGCTCCTTTTAAATACTCAACATTAGACTTTAACGAATCATATGTTTTTAGTGACATTTGAACAAACCCTTCCATTATAAATCATCCTCCTTATTTGAATCATCATTTAAAATATCCTCAATTTCCTTAATTGAGCTTTTTATAATGTCTTCATATATCTCTTTTGGCATGAAATTATATGTGCTATTAAACTTAACTGATAAGTTGTATTTACTATTGATTTCATCGAATTCATAAGGTGTCATACTTCAACATCCTCATCTTGTGGCATTTGATAAATTTCTTTCCATTCTTTTGTGAAATATTTACCAATACAATTCACATCCTCGGTATAAGACTGATGTTCAGTCATAATAGAAGTTTGTATTTCATCTAAAACCTTTAAAGCTTTATCTACTGTAGAATATTCACCTAATGTACAACCATTCCCTACAATGTATATTCCTGTTTCAAATTGCTCAATTACAAAACGATTAACATCTTGTAATTGCGTTCTATTCTGACTTCTAATCCACATCCTAGTACCCCTCTTTCAATCTTTGATAATTCACTTTGTTTTTGTCACAATATGCTTTGTGCACATCTTCAATCGTGAAACCTAAGTATTCAGTGATTGCGATTAGTCTTTCAAGCTTATTTGAGTTAATGCTCGTTAAATCTGCAAGTAAATAAATAATTCCAGTTTTAAAAGCTTTAATTTCACAAAAATATGTTATAGCATTGTCAATCATTTGTTCTTCTGCTCTCAACTCCTCTTCACCGTTATCGAAATGATTTTGATAACTTAAAACGAAATGCCAAATATCAACTAATTCTCCTAGAACTTTTTCTTCATCAACAGGTGCTTGAGATTCCTTCCACCAACACCAATCCCCTTTTAATTCGTGCGTAAGTTCTCCAACTTCATCTAGAATTGCGAAGCCAAGATTTTTTTTGTCAATTTCAGTTAATCCGTATTCTTTCATAATTGCTTCATCTAGTTTAGCTTGCATTTGAAGCATTTCTTTTATTAAATCAATATCTTTACTTGTCATTTGTTTCTCCTTTTATTCATCTATGAAATTTATGATATATGTTAATTCTTTCATTCTTTCTACAGCTTCTTCTTTAATGAATTGCAAAGTTGCTCTCTTTGCTACTTCAAAACTTTTAAACGGATGAACAATGCTTATTGTTTCTCCAAAATACAATGTGAAATATACATAAAACAATTTTGGCTCACTCTCGTTAAGCTGGTGCTCTTCAATTGTTGCGATTGCTCTGTTTTCATTGTAGGCATCAGTCAATACAAGTCGTGTTATTTTTTGCCCGTCAAATCTGTTTTTTTTCCATATTAATTTCATATTTTTCTCTTCGGCAACAATTTCAGATTTTTCGGCAACAACTTCAGATTTTTTATCTTTTGTTATTCTATGTTTTACATGATCTTTACCGGTTAATAATCTATATAAACAAGTTTTTCCACCAAAAAATTCAAGATTTCTAGAATCAAGATCCATTGATCGTACCTCTAAATCTTCATTAAAATACAGTGGGTTGCATTGCTTAAACTCACCATCTACATCAAATACATCATATGGTTCTAAGCCATTATCTTCCATGAATTTTTCAATCACTTTTGTTTCAATCATTCTATTTTCTCCAATTCCAATTCTTCACATATTTTTACGATTATAAATCCATTCCTTGAATGTTTAATTTTTCCACATTTTTGTTTGCAGCACATCGATCTAAAACAATTAAGTGTTGTTTCTAGAAAAGATGCGCATTCATTCTCAGTGCCAATGCACACTGGAAGGTCATCTTTATAAATTCCGTATATTTTTCGTGCCATCAGTTCAACCTGTAATTCTTTCCGGGCTCTTTCTCGATTTCAAAGAAGAAACCATTGCACTTTTCAACAATTCGTCCAACTACCGCTTCATTTATATCAATCATTTCCTGGCTTGTTCTTTCGCAAGATATGATCGTCTGCATGTTGTTGTTATAGCGATAATCAATCAAATCAAAGATTGCTTTATCATCCAATCGATTTGCACTAGATTTGAACAAATCATCTAGATACAAGATTTGAGCGTGTTTAGCACGTTCTAGAAGCGAATAATCAAAGTTGCTAATAGAATTGCTCAACTCAATATATCTGACGTACAGAACACGTTTATTTTGTTCTAACAACCAATTACTGATTCCTGAACATAGATGTGTTTTACCGCATCCACTCTGTCCTAAAAACATCAACCAATTGCAAGGCATGTGTTCTGCAAAATTGTTTTTACAATCCTGGATGTAATTCACTGCCATTTTTTTGATTGCTTCCTGCCAAGGATCAGATGCATTTGTCACAATCACTTTGGCAATGTTTGCTTTTAAGATATTTCTTATTTTCTTCATTTTGTTTTTGGATTATTTCACTGATAGCTTGCATCACATCTTCACTCCTTTCGCGATCACAAAATTATTTGTTTTTTGTTTAGGTGCTACACTGTTCAGATAAATTTCAAACTTAGATCCAAACAACGTGTCAGGCCTTAGATACTTGTTCATTTTTGTATCGTTTAACCAATCATAAGCTTTAACATCAATCACAAGCTTAAAGTCTTCTAACCTGAATCCTTCATTCCATCTAGCATGAATCTTCTCTCTAGCAATGCGATTACTGTGTTTGTAATGCTTTGAACATTTAGAATTCAAGTAGTCAATAATTTCAACATAAGGGATTGTTTCTGATGCTGATAAATCAGTGTCGTCGGAACTTTCTTTTATATTTCTTTTATTATTAACTGTGTATATAAATGTTTTATTAACTGTCTTACATTGGACAGATTTGTCTTTTGTACATTGGACAGATTTGTCTTTTGTACATTGGACAGATTCGGTAAATGCATTGGACAAATTTGACCAATCGATAGATAAAGCATTTTTTAACTTTTCACCCATATTTCCAAATGCATACCAGCTTGTTTGATTCCAAGGATTTTCATTGTAATTTCCTTTGATAATCAAATCTTCATCAACCATTTTTTGAAGTATTCTTTGTATCTTTTTTTCACTCCAGTATGGAAATAATTTTTTAAATCCTTTTGCAGAATTAAACGTCCAATATTTTCCATCATGATAGTTGTAATTATTTGCTTCATTTTTGTTGATCCAAAAACAAAACATATCAAATACAACAGCAACTTCAATGCCGTATTTACAGGCTATTTCTGCTTCAAAACTATGTTTCATACTATCCTCAAAATAAAGATATTGCCTTTATTCTCTTTCTATTTCTTGTATTACTCTTAGGTAGAATCACAAGCTCATAAAGCCTTCCATCCACCTGATAAAAACGATATGCTGCACCCATGCAAGAAATGTTTTTTCTTTGTACAAGTGCAGCTGTTATTCCATATTCTTCAAACATATAAACTGCATCAGGAACTACTTGTAGAACCTCATATGATGCATTTTGAACCTGGATAACATCTCCTGTATTAACATTAGTAGCTTCTTTCATTTGTTCACCCCGTAACATCACCTGCTTTCTTGAGTATGTGATGCTTTTTTATCTTTTAACTTTTTTACCATTTCTTCTATTGGTTCTTGTATCAGGCTTAAATCATATTGATCCAAGATTTTTAAATCACATAGATACGTTATTAAATCGTACCAACTTCCTATTCTTGAAATCACTTCTAATTCATCCATTGTTAAATCGAAACAATTGGATACAAGATAAGGAATATTGTCTGCATAATATGTAATACTATGAATTCCTTTATCTTCTTCATTCAATTTCTCGTAGATTTCTTCTGTTTTTAAATCAATAAAAACCCTTCCAATTACATCAAACGGTTCTCTGTAACATTGTGGTTCATGTTCCTCACACTTAGTTTTCTTTTTTCTGAAAAACATCTTTCCCTACTTTCTTTTCGCATAACTCAATGATTCAAGATTTTGCTTTTTCATTTTCCTTGTTGTACGAACATAGATTCTTGTAGTTTCTAAACTAGAATGGCCAAGAATATCCGCAAGTTCTGCAATCGCATTTTCACCATTCTGCATCAAATACTGAATCGCGAACAAATGTCTGAATGCATGAGGATGTACTTTACCAAGCTTAATCCCTCTGCATTTACCAGCAACCATCTTTAAGTTTCTAGACAACACACGAGCATTTACAGGGCTTTTCTTATCAGAAGATGTAAATATATACCCTTCTTCAATTCTGTTGTCCTTGCAGTATTTAAGAAGCTCTCGACGCAAGTCTGAACGTAGAATGATTCCTCGACCTTTTCCTTTGTTCATAACATACACATTGTCATCCGTTACTGCTTCTACAGTAAAGAACTGTAATTCGCTCAGCCTAATTCCCGTATATCCAAATACCTTCATGATCTCGTATAAGTCCATACGATTGATTTCACGGGCTTTTTTCAATAGTCTTTGAAATTCATTAGGCTCTAGAATATCATCCAAAGAATCGTCTTTCTGGACTCTTACGTTCTTCAATAAATTCTTTGAATAATATTTTTTAAGTTTCAGGAAATTGAAATCATCATCTGAATCAATGATTTCGCTATATTTAATAAATTTATTAATTATCACAATATAGTTGTTTACTGTACTAATTTTATAATCATGTAGCAGTTTATCTTTAACACCAACTATATCGCTCTTTTTTATTTCACCATCAGGCAATGAGTTAACAAACAAGATAGTTACATGTTTGTATTTACGAATGGTATTCTTACTTTTCTCATCCGCTGTTTCTTCTTCAATAAACCCGTTAATTTTTGTTTGTAACTCATCCTTAGTCATATTACTTAACTACCTGGATGATTGCTGTAGCCAACACCTTAGTAGATAAAAATACGCATACATTCAATGCAAGTAAAGCAATATTAATGAATGTACATGCAACTACATAATTTTTTGGTTTAGGTTTCTCGTTAATAACAAGCTTGTCATCTAACTTATAAATGTCATACTTATCGAAATTTGGAATCTCCCAAGTTTCTTTTTCTTTTTCTTTTGCCATTTTATTTCTCCTTATATAATAGTGATTGGAGGTGAAAAGAAATGTCTGATTTAGCAATTCAAATCCATAAATTTGTCCTAGCAAACAAACGTGGAGAAGAAAAACTATGCAGTTTAGAAGATGTCATCGATGCGTTCCCTACTCATTCTGAAGATCAAGTCAAAAAAGCACTTCACGAATTAGGTGATGACGGTTACATCCGTTCATTTATGAACGCTGACAACTTCATTTATTACGTATTCAGTGTGATAGAATAAGTATTAGCACTCTTTTGAGTGCTTTTCTTTTTGTCTTACCCTTTCATGAATCGAATATGCTCTATCTTGATGATCTATTCTTTTCACCAAAATCCAATCCTTAGCCAAAATATCTTTTGTTGTAATACCTGCCATGCGAACAATATATCCTTTAAAAGGAATATAAGCACCATAGCCATAAATAGCATTATCAAACGGCACTAAATAGCCATTTACAGTTGTGAGGAATGAATTCTTACGTACCATTCCCATTTTTCTTTTCTTTGCCAACTTAGTGGCTTTCATAATATTCATTTTTTATTTCTCCTTTTAGAAACTGTGGTATAATAATGATGTGGTTAGTTTATACAGGGCTGCTGCCCTAGCACTCTTGTCCAAGAGTGCTTTTTATTTGTTCCTTCCAAATGTCATTAAGCGCACTTTTAGTCTCAGGAAAATACTCAACAAATATTGGAGTGGGAACTGCAAGAATCTTTCCAAGCATAGTGTCTCGATATGATCCTTCAAATATTTCACCCTTTTTATTTTTTTGTCTGCGTAGATTATGTAAAATCTTTCTAGCTTGTGTATCTTTTACAGGTAAAACAAGCATCACATCTCTAACAGTCACATATGCTTTCATTTTTCTTCGTTCTCCTTTCCATTAAATATAAAAAGCCCTGTGTAAACCTAAATAGTGGAATTTTACACAAGGCCTAAATTTACATTTGTTTTGTACACACATAAATGGTATACTACAGATGGCCTTGTGCCATAGTGATGATGTTCTCAATGTCGCAAACACGGAAGCATCTCACGTATCATTAGGGTTCGTGTCCAGTCGCCAAACTTAAGCACGTTCCCTATAACTATTTAAAATCATCTATGAGCTTTCTGACACATTCAGAACGGCTCATTTTTTCTTTTTCACAGATCTCATCTAATTTTTTTAAAGATGATTTTGTTAATCGTATATGAATACGAATATCTTTTGGTTCTCCTATTACAGGTCTGCCCATCTTAGACTTTGCGACTTCATCCAT